TGTGCTGCTGCGATGTTACCTAATGCGCTCATAGTATTTAGCCATTCTCCAATAGTTAGTTTGATCTAATCCATAAAATTTCATTAGACCTTCTTTTTGTAAACCGAGCCATTGAGCAAACCTAACACCAGTTAGGAACTCTTCTTTGACTGCAGTTTGTAATCTTATAATTTTGTTGTTGATGCAAAGATAATCCAATCTCTTTTTAATTATCGATGCAGCTTTAATTTTGTAATCGAATATATGTTTTGATGATAACACCCAACCTTCAGCAACACCTTCCCACATTGGAACTATGCCACCAGATACAATCGGTGTTTGACCTAGAAATAAAGTAAATGATAAACCTGGAATAGCCATATCTAGTCTATTATTCGTATAACTAGCATCTAATTCCATGAGCTTATCGTTCATGCCAAATTCTATGATTTCATCTCCATGCTCCATTTCGTATGGAACAACAGTAAATTTAGCCATCGTTTGTAACGAGCGTTGGATATATAGCAAGAATACTAGCTGGTAGTGGTTGATCTTGCTTTATAAATATATGTCCATCACTATTATAATCGTCATTAAATTCTATTTCTTTATCGCCTTCTATAAGTGTATCTACTGGAGCAGATAAATTACTTGATGTTGTTCTAAAAGGTATTGTCTCTAAGTTAGTTAAACTTGGACCAACCTTAACACCTACTGTTTCAAACAATCTTAAAACTACTTTTGAAATTCTTTTTATTTTACCTTGAGAAGTACCTTCTGCAGATCCACCTTCTATTCTCATAGTTTGTAAAACACTATCATAGGCTAAACCAACACATGCTTTAGTAACTGATCTATCCAAAGAAACTCCACCTGAACTTACAACCTTATTTGCATGTACAGATCCGTCAGCCAATATAGAAACTGTTTGTCCTTCAAGATGACTTAATCCAGATAATGAAGTTGTAGCAGATCCAGAATAACTTAAATGACTATCTAAAAATTTAAAATCTGTAGCTGTTGTTTCGTCAAAATCAAAATCAGAAAAACATTCTACATATCTAACTGTAGCACCATTAACTGTTCTTTTAACAATACACCAAAGTTCATCTTCGTTTAAATCTCCAGAAATACTAGCTATACTTTCAACAACAGAATTACCTGATCCAAAAGCACCACCTAAAATATGTCTTGACCAGCTAACAACTGCTTCTGATCTTTGATAAGTTAGACAAGCTAATTGACCATCTTCTCTAACACACCATAAATTATTATTTGGTTCTTGTTGCCATTCCATTTGGACAATACCACTATCGGTAACACTATCATTAAGTATGGTCAGATCTGGAGCAACATAACTATCACTATCAAAATTGTAAGCTAGTTCTCTAATTTTTCTTTTTGCTTTTTGTAAAAACAATATTGCATTACCAGCTGTAACTGCATCCACATTCGCAGATCCATAAGAGCTTTGTCTTTTAATAGTAATGTTAGTCGGTGTTATAGAAGCATCTGTTCCATCAGCTGATACTGTATATTCAGCAGCGGTTGTTCCTATCACTAAAGTTCTTTGTGCTTTTAAATATCTAATAACATTAACTTGATTAGCAGCGATGGTATAGACCATAGCATCATCAGCATTAGTACCTGAAGTCATGTTTTCATAATCTCCAGCCTTAGAAAAAAATATTGTTTGTGGCTCGTCTATTGTTCCAGCAAAAACTAATCTTTGTTCATAAAAACTTACACACGAAGGATGACCAGTAGTGTCTGAGAAAGCTCCAAGCTTAAAAGCTACTGTAGCATCAGTATTAGCAAAAGCAGTTAAAATTGTAACAACAACAACTGTAGTATTTGTTCGAGATGTTATTTTTGCAATCCCACTATTAAAATTTATTAATCTTCCAACATCAGTAGTTAAAAATCCAGATCCACCATTTATACCAGTAACTGCAGAAGCAGTAACATTTACGCCAGTTCCAACAGATGCAGAAGCTGGAGTTAATGTTGTAGTTGTTGAATTAGTTGCAAGATATGGTCCATTAGTAAAATCAACCTGAGCTAATGTCCAAGAAGTATGTCCAGTTCTCGAAAGCTTCATAGTCTCATGATTTGGATGTACTAAGTACATAACGTCAGCAGACTGAGCGAATTTAATATCAAATAACTCTGCAGTTAAATACGGAGTTGATATTTCATAAGCAGATCCACCAGATGTAATCTGACCTTTATCTTTAAAAAATCTAATATAATTGTTTCCAAATTCTAAAATATAAGTTTGAGTAGTTGAGAACTCAAAAGGAATTAATCTAGTTTTAGCAGCAGCAGTTTTAACTGAAGCAATAAATTGAGTACCTACTCTTCTTGTTGCAGCTCCTTGAGGATGAACTAAAAAATTTTCTAAAGTTTTTGCAGCTGAATTATATTTATCAAAATCAGTTCTACCAGTTAGTTTGTTTCCAAACTCTCCTGATACAAAAGAAGTTAAGGCTAATGTAGTTCTGGCCATTATAACCTAGCATCAGTAAATTCATTACTTTCAATAGTATCTAAACTATTTTCAGTAGCATCTATAAATCTTGCTTCTCTTAATCTCTCATCTGCTCTTGCCATATAATTATTAGCTAGTGTTGCATTATTTGTAATTGCATAACAAAGATCAGCAGCAAGTTGATGAGAAATACTTTCTTGTAAATAACTATCGTAATTGTTTGGATCTGTATCCAAAGCAACATAAATTAAATAAACCGTTCCTTCATCAGTTACAATATTTCTTCCTTCTAATTTATAATCAATAGCTGATTGAATACTATCAGTTACTCCATTATGTACTTTTAAAACTCTTAAACAATCAGAAGGTAAAGCATAAGCAAAAGAATATTCAATAACTGGAGCTGTACTATTTTGAGCAAGTTGAACTCTTTTATGTAAGCAGTTCCAAGCATGAGATCTAAATACTCTGTTTCTAACATTTTCATATCTTTGATTACATAATCTGGCATTTTTACTATCGTCAGTTAATGCTGAAATTGTTGATGCTCCTAATAAGTTAAGAGCTGAGTTACACATATCTACTACTGATGCCATTAAATATTCTCCACTTTGATTTCTTTACAATCAAATTTGATTGCTAATTTATTTTTATTTATTTCTTCTTTTTCTAATCTTTTTAAAGTTTGATGAGATTGTAAGTAACCTTCTAAAATACAATCGGTATAATCGTTAAATTCTATTCCTAAAACATGACCAGGCATACATTGAGGAGGAGATGTTGAAAAAGAACACATGTATAATATTATGATATATTTCATTTTAACATTTCCATCTTCTTCTTGCTTGTCTGATCCTTGAGTTTGGATTATTTCTAGTTTTTGCAGAAGATCTTTTAAGTTGACCAGCAGATCTTGCACAATATGATTTTCTTCTTTTAGCAGCAGCTGATCCTTTTTTAACTTTACCAGTTACTGCGGTTTTTAATTTTGATCCTGGATTAGCTTTTCTATAAGCTCTAACTCCAGCTTTTGTCATTCCAGCACCTTTTTTTGTAGGTCTGTAATTTCTTTTATTTCTTGAGATTGCCATCTTAATAATGCCTGGCGGAGTATTTCATCCGCCAAACAAAGAGTTATTGACTACTCAACCGTATACATAACCCAACAATGAATAGAGCCAGAAATAGTAGCTCCTCCAGTTGTGATTATAATATCAGTTGATGCAGTTGTTCTGTATCCTAGACCAGTCATTGCTGTATTAGCAGCTGTAGAGCCACCTAACATTGACTGAGTTTGACCAGCAGCATTCCATGTTCCAACTGCAGCTAAATATCTGTCANCGTCTCCGCTGTCTCCAACTNNTAAAGTTGAAGATCCGCCTAAAGCATCACACTTTAGAACAACATCCATTATAGTAGCGTTGGCTGGTATTCTGCCAATCGTTATGTCTGATCCACTTGCTAATGATGAAGCTTCATAGTTATCGTAAGATACTCTGATTTTTCCACCGTTAGTTTCACTATCCGTCTTAACAATCGGAGTAGCATCTAGGTTGGTAATATTTACCGCTTTAACACTTGCCATGATATATTATCTCCTTATTGATTAAGCTTCGTGAGCTTGGATTGAAACAACTTTACTTTCTTCCATTCTAGTAGCGCCTATAGACATACAAACGTAAACTTGAGTTGAGTATCCTTTATCAGATCTCTCATCAATTCTAGTCATAACGTCTTTACCTAACGCAAGTTTTATGCCGTCACCAGCGAAGGCAACACATAATCTTTTAGATGAAGCGATTGCAAGTCTAGTAGATGTAATGAATTTGAAACCCATAAAAGTATCAACTTCGCCATTTACTAAAGCTTTAACCGTATTAAAGTCGCTTGAAGTTACAGATGTTGTTCCTAATAAATCAGAAACTTGTCTAGGTCCAACCACCAAAAATCTTGGTAGGCTAGGATCTACACTAGCTAAATCGAACTTTTCTTTTGCAGTTCTAAGTTTAGCAATAGTTAAACCATCTGTTCCACTTTCTGTAATTGCTTGTCCAGCACCTAACGCAGTAGATGTACTACCAGTTGCGCCAGTAAAAGCATTTCCAGTTGCAGCAGCAATAATCTCGTCATCCATAGAACGACCAAGAGCGAAAGCTGCAGCGTTTGCATAAGCACTTGTTGGATCGATAAGAGTTCTTACCTTATCTTGCTGATCTATTAAATCCGCATATTCATAATCCACTAAGCTAACTCTTCTCTTCGCATGTGGTGTATCAAGTTGAGGTGTATCACTGTGACGACTAACTCTTTTTTGAGCAGTAGCAGAACCAACTTGTTCAAAGAACGCATTGTTTCCAACAACAGTTTCAACATCAACAGAACCTCTTAGCAAAGAGCCTTTTTGTTGCGATAACATTTGAACATTATTTGAATACTGTTCAACGAACGCAGTTGTAATTTGATTTGACATTTTTCAAATCTCCTTAGTTATGTTGGTTAAATTAATCGAATTGATTGCCTCCAGAATTGAAGATCTTTTCTGTAAATTTTAAGACTTCACTTTGTCTTTTTTCGAAGCGGTCTTTTCAGGTTGTCGCTTAGAATTTTTTTTTGTAACCCAATTATAATAGGTTTCAGCTTTATCTAATGGATCTGTAACTCGCACTATTTCTGGTGCAAATTCTACAGATAATCTCACACATTCAAGTCTGATTTCTTCATCATTTAAATGTTCGTTCTTATCCATTATGTAATAGTTCTCTTAGTTTAAATACTTCTTGAACTGATCTGTCATGATTAGGATGTTGTTTATCCCAAAATGGAGAGCCTTCTTCTTGTAAAGATGCTATCTCTTTTTGAAGATCTTTAGCTGTCATATAAGAAGATGTATCTCCTTTAACAACCTCATCTTCAGATAACTTATCTGCAAGTTGTGAGAATGCTTTTACAACAGAAACATTATCTCCAAGTCTTGATCCGTCTTGTAAGAAAGTATTTTCTAAAAATTCATTACCTAAAGTAGATGATGCTAATCTTTTAGCTTGATCTAATCTTTTAGCATATTGTGGACCAAACTCTCTTTTAAGTTCGTTCTCAGTATTTAATCTAGTTTCAGCAGCTTTTTCTTCTGCCTGGATAGAACTGCCTTCAGTAATATTATTATAATACTTAATTAAGCTTTCAGCTTGTTGAGGTAATAAACCAAGTTTATGAGCTTCTTGATTAAAAGAAGAAACTAATTCTTGATCAACTTCTCCTTCCTTAAAACTATATTTATAATCTTCAGGTTTTTCAGGAGCGCCAAGTTTATTAAAAACTGCTTTCCAATCATCCTCAGTTGCAAATTTATTAGGTACTGGAATTTTATCTGCACCTACTATCTTTTGCGCT